ATTATCTACTGTTACAGATTTTAAAGAAGCATTTAACGAATTATTAGTAGGCTATAATGATTATGTAAAAACAGCATCAGATATTATTAAGTATTTAGTAGGAGATGGACTTATGCAGAGTAAAGGTTATGAATTAATGCAAGTTGAAAAAATGATACCACAAAAAACTAAAAAAGGAAAAGTAAAAATGATACCAAGCGGAGAATTTGAAGAACCACAATTTAAACCAAAAATAACAGATGCGATGGTTCAAGCTAAAATAGATGAATTAAAGAAAAAAGATAATTATGAATATAGATTTAATAATCCAAAATCAAAAGAATATATTGACCCAGCAGATACAAGCCCTGAAACACAAATAAAACGAGATAAACTTGAAACATATTATATAAATACAGCGATGATAGAAGTAGGTGTTGGAGATGTTCTAGACCCAGCTATTTATGAAACCACTTTTGATATAAAAGAAAATAGAGCAGATAGTGACGCACAGCGAAGAGTAAAAACATTAGATTTATTAAATACTGAAATTAAGAAAATAAATGACCCAGTTGCTAAACAAATGACTTCTATATATAGTGCATTTACTGCTTTAAGACAAGTATACGAAGCCTTAGTCATGAATTTTAATGAAACAAGAGTGCAAGTAATGCCTGAAAGTGTAGACACACAGTCAACAGGAACTATGGAAGGCGGACGATTAACGCACCCATCAAGACGAGAGATGGCAGTATATTACGCATCAGGATTAAAAAAATATATTTAGATTAAATCTCTCAAAAATTAAAAATAAATGTCTAAAAAAATATATATTATTTTAATAAATTAATAATATATAAAAATGCCTAGACAAAAGAAAGTAAAATTAATTGGATTAGGACTTCCTGCTAATTTGTTAAAAGAATTTATTGACCTTTCTTATAGAGGCAATACTTCAATAGCTCCTGAAGGTTATGATATTGATGCTCCTCTCTCCGATTCAAGAGTTAAAGTATATCAGAAAAAAGGTTCTAAACAAGTTATTATAGTTCATAGAGGAAGCGTAGGCTTACAAGATTGGTGGGATAATGCAAAATTTTTAGTTGCTGGAAAAGTAAAGAGTACTAAAACTTTTAAATTACATAGAGAAAGACAATTAAAAGCCGTTGAAAAATATGGTGGAGAAAACATTATTGGTTTAGGACACAGCAGAGCAGGTTTATACTTACAAGAGATGCAGAAAGACCCCGCAACAAAACTTGGTGAAATTATTACTTATAATAAAGCAGTTGGATTTTATGATGCTTTACGAGAGAACCCAGCTGAGCAAACCGATGTAAAAGTAAAAAATGATTTTGTAAGTTTATTAAGTGGACTACAAAAACGCCCTAATAAAATGGTTGAAATTGATGCTACAGCTAATCCATTAGATTTTAACAAAGCACACCAACCAGCAGAAATTGATAAATTAGGAGACACATTTATAGGAAAGAAAGAAATAGAAGGAGCAGGAATTAGTGATATGTTCGCTTTTACAGACGCACAAAAAGCAAGATTAAAAAAACAGCGTGAAGATTCTAGTGATGCTTGGGATAGATTAACATTTGGGAAAAAAACACGAGCAAAATTAGGCGAAGAAGTAAAAAAAGTTTTATTAGAAAAAGCACAAGGTGTAAAGAAAGATTTATTAGAAAAAGCACAAAATGAATTAGGATTAACCGACGAGCCAAAAACAGAAGAATTAACAGGAAGCGGTCGTATACCATCACCTAAAACATTAGACCAATTGAAAAAAATGTTAAAAACTTTAGAAGGCAAATTAGAGAAAATTAACAAAGGAAAAGTTTATAAGACAACAACCAAAGATAAAGTTAGTTATGAAATTAGTTATACAAAAGCCCGAATTGCAAATCATGAAACAAAAGGCGAAGATTTAATCATTACTAAAAAAAAGAAATATAAAACTGAACTACCAGCAAAAGTGAAGCCATATAAAGCGAAAGTGGTTAAACCAAAAAAAGAAGTTAAAATAGAGATAGTAGAACTTAAACCTGAACCAAAGAAAGAAGAACCTAAAATAGAAGAACCTAAAATAGAAGAACCTAAAATAGAAGTTCCAACACCTCAACCAACACCTAAAAAAATACAACCATTAATAAACAAATTAGAAAGTAAAATAAAAGAATTTGAAGCATTAGGAAAAAAACATGGAGCAGTTATTTATAATGGCGAGGGATTTACACAGGTTGTAGCATATATAGCATTATTAATTGAATACGAGGCTAAATGTGCTGTTATAGGAGGAAAAGATTTAACAAATTATAGTATTAATTCAGTATTAGATTCAGAACAAAACACAAATTTTTATAGTAAAGCTGAAAAATTAAGCAAAGATTTATTAGATTGTATTAAACGAGGTGATAAAATGATTGCTATGCCTTTAAATTTAAATTTTGGAACTTCAAGTACAGGACACGCTAATCTATTAATTTATAGACCTTATGAAAATACTATTGAGAGATTTGAACCATACGGAGATTTACCTAATGCTAGTGCTAATAAAATATTTAATCAAGTTTTAAAAAGAATGTTTGAAGTGGAAATGAAACCATATTTAAAAGAATTAACACCAAAATTTATAGAACCCAACCAAATATGCCCTAACATAAAAGGATTTCAAGCATTAGAAGAGCAATTAGGACTATTAGAACAAGAAGGAGGAGGATTTTGTGCTATGTGGTCTTTATTTATATTAGAATTAATTTTTTTAAATCCTACATTATCAACAAAAGAAGTAATAGAAAAAGGGCTAACACTATCAAAATCAAAACCACAATATTTAAGAAATGTTATTAGAGGTTATGTATTGAAAACTGAAAAAATGTTAGATAGTTATGTTAAAAAAATAGGTATTAATGATGGGTTTAGTTTTAAAATACCGAAGAAGTTAAAAAAGAGTTCAACATTATTTCAGGAACAATTATTAAATCTACTTTTAAGTTTTGGTGGTGAAAATTCCAATATCAAAGAATTAGAAGAAACTATACCACGCAATAAAAGACTTGATGCACTACGAGATTTGTTATCAACAAAAACAAATAAAGAAATAAATGACATGGCTAAAATCATATTTAAATCTAATTTTGGAGTTCATAATTATAAAAAATGGAATGTTGAAGATATGACAACTTTTATAATCAAAACTTATTTAATACCTAATGTACCTAAATATAAAGCTAGTTATGAAGATGAAATACTTAAATATTTTGCTAATCCTAAACTTGAAGGAGGAAGTTATTTATGGGACATTAAAGAAGCAAAAGAAGCAAAACAAGAAACTAAATTACATGAAGAATTAGAAAAGCAGAAAAGGAGAAAGAAAGTAAAAGTAGAACCAGCAATAGTAACTAATGAACCCATGACTGGAGCAGGATTTTATTTAGACGCTATAGCATATCCAATTAATCCAGTATATAATACACATTCTCATAAAATACAATCTATTATAGAACCAGAAGACACATTTTTAGTAGGTGGAGCATTTACAGATATGGCTGGAATGAATTGTAATAAAGAAGATGGTACATGTTTTAATCCAGTATGGGAAAAGCAGAAAATTAAACGCCAAATATTAAGTGAATATAAAATTTGGTATGACCCTTTTCATGCACCACCAGCAGGAACTATACGAATGGCTTGGCTTCCTAAAATGATAGAAGAGAGATATAAACCATTATATGATGAGTTTGTTGCAAGACGAAATGTTAATATAGGACTTCCTGCTGATGCTAGTAAAGATAGATTCGCTCAACAAATGTTTAGTAATTTAACAGATGGTTTAAGTTATGTTCCTGTATTTAACACCGTAGCAAGTTTAGGATTATCAGGTGTCTCTGCTTTAACTGATACTAAAAAAGAAGATGGGTCTTAATATACCTTTTAGAAAGGTATAACCAAATATATTCTCAATTTATAAAAAATAAATTATAAAAAATAATATAATAATAAATAAAATAAAATATTAAATATTTTTTATTATACTTTTTATAAAAGTATATATATATAAATGAGCTATACTAACAATCTCTTTAAAATTGATAATGTTCCTGACGAAGTCATAAGAGAAAGATTAATTACCCCTTTAAGTAATGGAGATGTAGAGAGATATTTTGGAAGTGGAACAGAAAGCGAAATATTGAAGTATAGTGATTTAGACAATTACAACACTATAGATGATTTACTCCCTAAACCATTTGATTATAGAATTTTGCTTATTGAAACGAAGCAAAATGTCGGACACTGGGTTTTAATCCTTAAATATAATAACACTATTGAATACTTTAACAGTTACGGTGTAAATGCAGACATACAGAAAAATACTTTAAATAGAATGATGAATAGAATGTTAGGACAAAAAGAAGATTACATAACAAAACTATTAAAAAATTCTAAATATAAGTATACAATTAATAATATTCCTTTTCAGTCTAAAAATCCTCAAATAGCAACATGTGGCCGTTGGTGTATTATAAGAATATTAACTGCAGAAAAAACAGGAATGAATTTACCAGCGTTTACTAGTTATGTATTAAGGAACTGCGAAAAGATGAGGGTTAGTCCTGATGAATTTGTCTCAATTTTTATAACATAGCTCAACCTTTAGAAAAGGTTGAACCAAAATTAAATATATTTTGTTATACTTTTATTAAAAGTATATTATAATATATTATTATAATAAATGGAAAAACCGAAGAAAGAGAAGAAAGACCGCAAAACATATATTAAGGACTACAATACGAAGTATTATGAGGAACACAAGCAGGAAATATTAGTGCAGAAAAAGCAGTCAAGACAGGAGACGCAAGATGAAGCATTAAAAAAAGAGCTTATTAAATGGAAAGAGGATAAACTTAATGACCCACACGCTTTTGAGCCTTTTTATTATGATAATCTCTCAAATATTAAAAAATAAAATTAAAAAAATAATATAATATATATATAAATGATTAAATTAGTAGGAGTATATGAATCTACAACAAAACATAAGAAACTAACAGCTCTATTTAATGTAAATGATAAACTAAAAAAGGTTAATTTTGGTTCTAAAAATAGCAAGACCTATTTAGACCATAAAGACCCTATAAAGCGAGAGAATTATATAGCTCGGCACACAGCATTAGGTAATGAGGATTATAATGACCCTTTAAGTCCTGCATCCTTAAGCATGTTCTTATTATGGGGAAATCATACAGATTTACAAATGAATATTAAGGATTATATAAATAGATTTAAACTTTAGCGGAAGTAGTTAAATAATAAATACTAAATAAATACAATCTCTCATTTTAGATTATATTTATTACAAA